AAACTCCTCGAATACCGCCTGAACATCCGTGCCGGTGCCCATGAGCGTTGTTGAACTGGCCGAGATTGCGCTGGCGGCGTGAGCGGCCGACGTGTCGGACAGGTGGTTCGTGAGTTCAGTCGGCGTTCCGGCGAGTCCGGCAATCGAAATCTCATCCGTCCCGCCGTCCTCGTGACGGGCGGCGTGCTCCTGTTGAACGGGGATCGTAAAAAACTCAGTTCCGGTGCAGAGCACGAAGCAAGACTCCTGCGACTGCAGGGCGAGGGAGCCAGCGCCGTTGATGTTGTCGTTGGGGTCGAGTGTCACAACGCTGCCGTCTGTGGTTGCGTTGCGGTAGAGGACCCACCAGCCACTGCCCAGCTCGGCGGCATCGTCAAATGTCTGGGTGAAGGTTGCAGTCGCGGCGATCGCCTTCTTGCGGTCGTCTATGAGGAGGATCGAGTTGGACGAGCGAGACTCATACAGAAGCTCCCCCGACTTGTTCCAAGCCTCGATGATGCCGCCCTGAGCGTTGGTCGACACCCACCCAGACGGAGGCGAGAAACTAATCGCCGTGGCGGTGTGTGCATCTGCCGTATCCGCGATGTGATCCGACAGACCCGTAGCGTCGGCTTCGTGATCGGCCTGCAACTCGGCGAGTGCACCCTCGACATCGGTTGCCGTGAAGTCACCAGCGGTGTCGAGAACGGAAATGGCCGAAGCGTCGTGTGCATCGGCTGTGTCGTTTATGTGATCTCCGAGGTTGGTACTGATCGCGTTGATGTAGTTCGTATAGAGGGACTCAAGAGCCGCCTGGACGTTGAGGGTGGAGAAGATCTCCAAGTCGTCCGTGATCGAGACCGCGCTCGCATCGTGAGCGTCTGCCGTGTCGTTGACGTGCGCGTCGAGTTCTGCCTGTGTCGCCATGTCCACGGCGAAGCCAGGGCTCGGGTATGTGCCGCTCAGAACACCGCCAGCGGCGACTCCGTCGATCACGCCCGTGCCGCCGGTCGGCCCCGTCGGCCCCGTCGTCCCGGTCGCGCCAGTAGGCCCAGAGGGGCCAAGTGCGAACGCGCTCACTGTGAGTCTCCTATCGTCATGTCGGCATCGCCAGTGTCCATAGCTTGAGATTACGGAACCACACGTCTGCCTGGTAGCCGTAGAGCGCGATGTAGGACGCCAGAACAACGTCCTCGGATATCTGGAACACATCAATGAGCGAGCCGTTCAAGTAGCAGGCGATGTTCGACCCTCCCTTGTGCATCCGCAGCGTATGCCAGGTGTCGAGGGCGAAGTTCTGGGCGACCCCTGGCCCTGCTACCACACCATCCCGCTCTGAGTCTATGACACCAGTGGTGGCAGGATCGAGGCTCACGAACTGCATGTAGATCAGCGGCGGATCCGTGCCGTCAGCACCTGGCCCGTTCATTACCAGTCCGCCTCGCTGATCGGCAGCTGAGCGACCGCCGGAGGGGAACTGGATCTCGACCTCGACCACGTATTCGGCGAGGGGAAGCTTCGTCGCGTACCAGTTGCGGGCCTGCGGTGTATCGACACCGAGGATCATCTTGGAGGCGTCGTTCGACCAGCCCGTCGTCATGCCCCAGCCGGTACCGGTCGTCAGCGGCAGGTCGAGGGTCAGCTCCCACGCCGAGGAACTACCACCCCCCACGATGAACCCGCGCATGTTGAAGATCCAGCCCGAGGTCGTGGTGTCGGCGATCAGGATAGGCTTGGAGATGTCGCCTGTGTCGGGCGGCTCGGTCGTCGTGAGCAGACCCGCCGTGTCGTCGTCCAGGTAGTAGACCGCACCTGCGGTCAGACCGGACAGGGTGGAGATCCGACCACTGGTCTGGAGTGTGAAGTCGTCCGCACCGGCTACGGCCTGGACGATTCCCACCACCTCGGCGTTGGCTTCGCTGTTCGCCTGGGCCTTGACGTAGTTGGCACCCGACATGCGCACGACGTTGCCGACAGAGAGTCCGTGCCCGGTCTGGTTGACATCGAAGGTAGAAGCACCCGATGTGCCCGTCGCTCCGGTCGGCCCGGTCGCCCCAGTACCGGTAGCGCCAGTCGGCCCCGTTGCACCCGTTGAGCCTGCATCGCCGGTCGCTCCAGTCGGGCCGGTCGGCCCCTGCGAACCTGTGGATCCGGTGTCGCCAGTTGCTCCGGTCGGGCCGGTCGCGCCCGTGGCCCCAGCTGCCCCAGCGTCTCCCGTTGCCCCAGTCGGCCCAGTCGGGCCTTGTGCGCCCGTCGAGCCGGTGTCGCCGGTAGCGCCAGTCGGGCCGGTGGCTCCTGTCGCGCCAGCTGCACCTGCATCGCCCGTGGCCCCCGTGGGGCCGGTCGCTCCGGTATCGCCCGTGGCACCGGTCGCGCCGGTTGAACCGGTCGCACCTGTCGGCCCCGTCGATCCGGTGGCTCCGGCGTCACCGGTGGAGCCTGTCGGCCCCGTGCTACCTGCCCCAGTGTCGCCGGTGCTGCCCGTCGCACCCGTTGATCCTGTGGAGCCTGTGGCACCGGTTACACCCGCACCCGTCGCGCCGGTCGGACCAGTCGCACCAGCTGTCCCGGCATCACCAGTGGAGCCGGTAGGCCCAGTAGCGCCAGCACTGCCACTGTCGCCTGTGGCACCAGTCGGCCCCGTGCTTCCGGTCGCTCCTGCTGACCCCGCATCGCCGGTTGTGCCCGTCGGGCCGGTGGCCCCAGCGCTCCCGGTATCGCCGGTTGCCCCAGTCGCTCCGGTGGACCCAGTAGAGCCGGTCGGGCCGGTGCTGCCTGCGCCAGCCGGGCCGGTTCCACCCGTCGGCCCGGTTGGGCCTTGAGGGCCAGGGACACCCGGATCACCGATCTCAACCGTCGTCGGCGACCCCGAGACCTCGATGACCTCAGTCTCGATGTCAACAATGACGATGGTCTCACTCAGCGGGTCACCTCCAGCGAGACGATGAACTTGCCCATCATCAAGCGCCGCACCTGGCCACCGGCCGGGATCATCTCCAGGTCGTAGTGCCAGCGCCGGTCGAACGCGCTGGCGGGCAAGCTGGCAGAAGCCGCTGCCTCGATCTCCAGCAGGATCTCGCCGTCACCCGGCCCCAGTGTGATCCGTGAGTTCGTGGTGGTCAGTTCGATCACCACGTCGTCATCTTCGACCGTCTTGCGCACCTGCATACGGGCCGTGTATCCGGCGAGGGGGATCTCCACGCCAGCACCGTCCTTCCACAGGATGCTTTGTGACCAGTACGCTCCCTGGAACACCTCCAGGTCGTGGTCAGCTGGCTCAGCGGAAATGGTGATCACCTCCTCTTAGACTGTTGCTTTCTCGTGGCTCATGCAGGCTTCCAGCACGCAAGCGTTCGATCCTTCGTGGTGCCAGTACTCCACCACTATACCACGCTCAGCGAACGGCCCCTCATCCAAGTAGTTGCGACCGCTTGGCCCGGACAGGTAGACGGAGCCGCCAAGCTCCTCGACCATCATGGCCAGCCGGTAGCTGATGACCGACAGGTCGCGCCGGTCGCCCTGGGCGACGACGGCGTGTCCTCCGTCCAGGTGCGACTGGAAGGCCCAGGTCGGTCTGATGTCCAGAGCATCCAGCGTTATGCGCAGAAGCTCGACGTTCAGGCCGACCAGGAGACGGTATGGCCGCAGGATCTCACGGCAGACTGCCGCTGTCGTCTCGCCTGGCCACGCCTCGATCAGCTGGCGCACCAGCGGTTGCCGCCAGTCCTTGGCTGGTTCGCCCAGACGCACGCGATTGATCGGCTTGCCATACACATGGCGCTCCACCGGCACCGAGAGCCACGTGCCGTTGGGCAGGCGGTTCCTGTTCGTCCAGCCGCCCTTGGTGTACTGCACCTCGTCCAGCCAGATCACAGCGTCGGACGCCGACAGCTTACTGACGATGTTCTGCCCGATCAGCGTGTTCGGCTGGTGGGCGGTCACGACCGTCATCGTCGCATCACCAGCATGAAGTCGTTCTCCAGGTAGCTGGCGTCGATGGCCCATCGCTTACAGAGCCTCTGCGCCCACATCGCCGCCTCCACCGGCAGGTATCGCAGGCAGGCGGGATCTTCTCCCCGATAGAGGCAGACGACCAGCGACTTGCCCACGTGCTTCATCCACAGATCCAGCAGCGTCATGCCGGTCTCGTCCTTCGACCAGCCATCCGCAAGGTTGAACGTGCCGACACAGACCACGTGATCGAAGCGGCCGGGTGGTAGCTCGTCCAGGATCGTCCCTGGCCACTCCGCCTGGTCGAGCCTCGCACGCTCGCGCATCGCGGGCGACCAGTCGTAACCGTAGTACTCCACCGGATCGAGCCAGCGACGGAGCCTCCCAGTCCCACAGCCGTAGTCGAGCAGCGAATCTCCTGGGTCCAGCCGGAGAGCGGAGCGCACCGCCTTGAATCGAGCCTCCTGCCCTTTGCGCGACCACATCGCTGCCTGCCAGCTGGTCGGCTCTGCCGCCCGCTCGTCCCAGGCACCTGGAGTGTTGGCCAGCAGCGTGTCAGTGCTCATGCGACTTGAACCTTGCATGGAATGGGAACGTGTGCTTTAATACGGATATGAAGTTCACCCCAGCAGCCAAGGAGGACACCATGGCCCTTTTCGCTTCCGTCGCCGAGCGCGACTCCTGGTTCCGCACGATCCTCGCTCCAGATTGCTCTTATTGCGGCTCGAATCCCTGCTACTCCATCTGCCCGAACAGCCCGGACTACTACTCGCCTGAGCGCGAGCGCGAGGATGCCCTCTTCAACGACTCGCTCTCTTATGACATGTGGTTCCGCGAGGCCGTCGCCCAGTACGAGCGCGTTCATGGAGAGCCTTACGTCAGCTAGACTCCGCGACATAAGCACCGGCTGAGGCTCCAGAGATGGGGCCTCAGTCATGTGATGGTCGCTCCCTGCTCGACCAGGGCCTCGCACCAGGTGGCCAGCCCGCCCATCGTGCAGGCGAAGGGATCGTGGTGCATGCGCGACGGCCGGACGCCTTCCATCTCCGGCAAGCTCCCCAGCCACGAGCGCCGGAATCGATCATCGATCCACTCTTCCTGGGCCTGGGTCAGCCGCCAGTCGTAACGGTGCGGCGCATAGCCCAGGTCGCAGAGCTTCGGATCGAGCGCGTACAGCATGGCCTCGCGCACGGCATCGAGTTCGATCTCCGGCCTGGTCTCGAACAGCCACTCCGGATGGCACTTGGTGGCCAGCTGTGCGTAGCTGATCATGCAATACGGATGGATTGCCGACTTGTATCCCGTCCGCCAGGAGATCGGCAGCAGCCAGTAGTTGGGCCAAGTGTCCATCCACCAGTCCACCAGCGTCTTGCGTGGAGTCCGGGCACGATGCCCGTTGTGCCAGCCCGCCGCCGGATAGCTGAACCACTCGCCTCCGCCCAGGCCCGTGACGAGCACGGCCCCAGGGTCTGGGGTGAAGAAGGACATGCCGAAGTACAGCGGCGCTGCCCCCATGATCTCGACCTGGGCGACCCCGTAGGGGTCGTCCTGGTCCAGATCGTGAGTGTACCGGCGCGAGGCTGGGACGCCCAGGTAGTCGAGAGTCCGACCGGCGACCGGCTCCTGCGTCCCGTCGCCGCAGCACAGCACGTCCAGGCCCTCCTCCTCGCAGATCGCCAAGAGGATGCGGCTGTCGTAGCCGCCCGACACGGCGAGATGGATCGGGGCATGTGTCGCCTTGAGCGTCCCTCTGGCTTCCGTGACCAGCGCAGCCCCGAAGGACTCAAGAGACCCCTTCCACGGCTCGTGGTCACGGACGGCCCAGGAGAGGTCCCCCCATGCAAGAGAAGCAGGCATGGCCTCCCCGAAGGGCGAGTCGGTGAGCGAGCGCGGCTGGAAGTCCGGGCGCAGCCAAGCTCTGTCGAGCGTCAGCTTCAACCCGGCCACCAGCCCAGCGAACACCACATGTAGCCCAGGATGAAGAACAGCACGGGCACTATGAGTCTCTCGATGGTCACCAGGCGTCATGCCTCCTTCGCGTCTCGCAGATATGGATGCCCTGGCGCTCCGTGCCGGTCATGCGCCAGAGCCGGAAGTGGAGCAACCCATCATAGCGTGCCCACAGGTCGCCCACGTTTGCGAAGATCCGCACGTGCGACTCTGACCAGAAGTTGGGCACGGTGAACAGGAACCGATGGCCAGGCGGCAGGCGGCGCACCAGGTCGAGATCGTCAGGCATGTGCTCCAGCACCTCGCTGGACACGTAGACCGTGTTGCCAGCGCGGTCGGGATCGGGCTGCCAGTCGAGCAGGTCGAGCCGCTGCCAGCTGTTCCTCTCGGTCGGGCCGGTGCTTACGTACTCGAAGGCTGCTTCGAGCGCAGCTGCCGACCAGTCCACTCCGGTGATCTTGGCGTAGTGCCCGTTGCGGCGCAAAAGCTCGATGAAGCGGCCGGTGCCGCAGCCCAGGTCAACGACCTCCTCGTGCGGGTCGATCATCCCGGCCAGCGCTTCGTAGGTGGTCAGCCACGGGCTGTCCTCCAGCGGCAGCATAGCCGGGCTGCCGTCCTCGACCATGACCTCGTCGTACCATGCCGCCGGATATGCCTGGACGCTCATGTTAAGAAACGCTCCGGAATGGCTCGTGAACCTTTGCGCGAGGGTTCCCGTAATGTTTAATACGGGTATGGAATTCACCCCAGCACAGGAGGCCAAGATGTCGTCCCGCACCTTCACCGTCCGTGGACACAAGATCCGCACCACGAGCAACCGGCGCTACGCCGTCGTTGCTGCCCGCGAAGAGGCCATCACTGCCGAAGTCTGGAATGGCTTCGAAGACGGCCGCGTCATCCGGCGTCACATGGGCCGTTCGACCGCCGAGTGGTGGGTCGGCCAGGATGTCGCCCGCTCGATCAGCCCGGAGCGCGTCACGTACGTCGCCTTCGCCGAGATCATCAAACGGAGCGATTCCTACGCTACGGCCGTGAAGGTGAAGGAGTCCAGGGTCGGCAATCACGGGCCGGGCACCGTCGTCGTCGTCGTTGACACCGACACGGGCCAGGAGGTCTAGAGCCAGCCCGCTCACGCGGTCGCTCCCACGGAGGCCTCGGAGACGGGGCCTCCGCTGTGTCTGGATGCGAACACCTCGCGCACCTCGGCGATGGCCTGGCTCGAATAGACTGTCGCCAGGTCGTCCCAGGGCGACAAGCTCTCACCCACGCCGAACGCCATGGCCAGGTCGTCGTACGTGTTCAGCTGCTGCTCCGTGGACTGGAAGCTGACGATCTGGAGCGGGTGCAGGTCGATGTACTGGAACGGAGGCTTACGCCCCAGCCTGCGTCCCAGCCGGTCGCGCATCGAGGTGTCCGTTGCCCGGTTGCGATCTTCGTCGCAGGGCCGGAAGCTCAAGACTTCGAGCAGCGCAGCTGGCATGCAGCGGATTCCGTCTCCGCCGTCATAAGTGACCTTCAGCTTGACCGACTTGTGTCCGTCCTGGTGGACGAGCGTGCAGAGCCGGTGAGCCATGATCGAGTCAGGGGAGGGGAGGAAGGCGATCAGGTCTGGGTCGGCCCAGTTGTCGGTGCCGAAGGGCATGACGTAATCGACCCCCAGGTAGCGGCAGGCATACTCGATCCCGTCGTTCCACTTCCGCCCCAGCGGTAGATTGTCCTGGCGCACGGTCGCGAAGCCCAGAAGCTCCGCCACGTCCAAGCTCTGATCGTCACCCACGACCACAGCTGTCGCCTGGATCCCCATGTCTGCCAGGGCCGTGCATGTCCGCCGCAGCTGCTGGAGGCAGACCCTGGTGAGGTCGAACCGGCGGAAGGTCGGCACGATGAACGCCAGCTTGCTCACGCTGCTGCCTCCAGGTTGCAGGTGTACACCATCTCCACCAGCGACTCCGGATAGCGTGTTTCGAGGCGCGGTGCCGTGACTCCGATACCGGCCCCATACGGTGTGAGACCCACGCTCGACTTGAAGTCCACTCGTGCTAGCGGGTGCGGGTCGTGCATCCGCCACGAGGCCACGCCCAGGCCCAGGGCCAGATGGAGGTCCAGCCCACTGCCCTGGTGGTGGGGCACCATCTCCGGCCTCAGGAGCGACCTGGGGATGAGCCACGGGATCACGCCGAACGGACTCCTCGTCCCGACCACCTTGCTCTGGCCGGTCGCCAGGTCGAACTGGCAGAGCTTCCGCCCAGAGACCACCGTGCGGCCGTCGAGCATGTCCGGCACGAAGAGATCCGGGTGCATCCAGTCGTCTGATCCCACGAAGCTCACGTAATCGGCTTCCTGCTCCAGCGCCAGCGCGATGCCGGAGTTGAGCTTGTAGCCGAGAAGATTCGGGCGGAGGAGCGACTGAAAGCCGAACTCCTCCGCCACTTCGACGTTCTCGTCGTCCGCGACCACGACACAGTCGGCCGTGATCCCGCGCAGGGCCAGTTCGTCGCACAGCTGACGACGCTGAGCGAGCGCCAGTCTGGTGACGGCAAACCGGCCCCACGCGGGTGTCACGAACGTCAGGCGCATTACGCCTGGACGACCGCCGTGTACATGGCGAGGTTCTCCGGGCGGAAGACCTTCCCACCGTAGAGAGCCAGGCCCTTGACCAGGTGCCCGAACCGAAGCTCGCGCTCCTGTGCCTTGACCTCCGTCAGCTGGCTGGCGTAGGTCGTGGCGATGTTGTGCCCGGCGATGATCGCCCACCGGTTGGCGGTCGGCTCCGGCACGGTCGTGGACTCGAACACGTCGAATCCCGCCGCCCGCCCGACGAAGCCATTGCGCAGGGCCTGGTCGCTGCCCGATGCGCTGGCGTCGATGAAGCGGTTGTCCTGGAGCAGTGCCGCGTAGAACTCCGGCGACACGATGACCCACCGGCCTGCATCCGGCGTCTCGCTGTTCTTGAGCGTCGTGCGCAGGTTGACCAACGCCCCGTAGGCGTTGTTGTCGCTGATGTCCACGGTCAGGTCGCCGAGATCGTTCGCCGTCCCGTTGACCGCCGTGTACATGAGGCCCGAGAAGAACGAGTCGATGGTGCTGGCGAGCTTGAAGCCGCCGCGACCCGTCACGTACTCGACCCAGCCCGGCAGCGCCTGCCGCCGGATCACGTCGTCCACGTCGAAGGCGAAGTACTTCGCCTGATCGACCACGAGCGAGTCGGTGTCGTCTCCGATGCTCTGGACGGTGATGTTCGTCTCGACCGTGTACGACCCGATGGTCGGATCGTCGAACGAGGTCACGTGGACGGTGTCGCCAGCCTGCGCGATGTCGCCCTCGTAGTTGCGGTTGACAACCGAAGGCCCTGCGTAGACGAGCGTCTGCTCCAGGGTCTCCAGGATGTTTGCTGACCAGATCTCTGGGATGAAGTCAGCGATGGGTCCAGCCATTGCCTATTCCTTTCAGGAACTGCCCTGCAGCAGGTGCGACAGCCGCCCGTCTTTCTGGGCTGCCACGATCTCGCTGCTGGACATCTTTTGAAGGTCTTCTCGCGTCAGCTGGTTGCCTCCGCCTCCGCGAGCGCCTTGGTCCGCCGACCCGGCGGGTCGTGTCGAGCCGACGTACTCCGGGTTCTCTGCGAGGAAGGCCTTGACGGCCTCCTCGGCTCCGGTGACCTGGCCGTCGTCGCCAACGGTCACCGCTCCCGTGTCGATAAGCCTGTGAAGGTGTTCGGGCTTCAGCGCGTTCTGCTTGCTCGCCTCCGCCAAGATCGAGGCCTGGACCAGCTGGCGCTCCGCAGCCGCCTTCGCCTGGACGGCCCGCTGCTCCGTCTCCTCCAGCTGCTGACGCAATCGCTCTGTCTCGTCCATCCCGGCCTGCTTGATCTCCGCTAGCTCCTTGGCTGCTGCCTGAAGCTCTGCGTAGTCGGCCGGTGGCTCTGCCTTCACCCTGGCCACACGCTCCTGGACGATCCTGTCCACGTCGGCCTGGCTGAAGCTCCGCTCCGCTGGCGGCGTCGGCTCGACCACGGCGGTCGGCTCTGTGGCTTGCTCGCTCATGCTTGCTCCTCCTCAGGAGTCACCGGCTCCGGCGGAGCCGTGGGGTCTGCGTTTGGATCTGGGTTGATTGTTACCGCCTCTGGGGAAGCGGCCAGCATCCTGGTGATCTGCTGCTGCGTATAGCCCATGTCTTCGAGAGCCTGGGCCTTGTCGATCAGGCCCAGCGAGAGCTTCTTTGCCGCAGCATCGACCTGCTCTGCCTCGGTCGTGATCTCCGGGCTGGCCCACACCACCTCGCTATCGACCGGCGAATCGCTCTCACCGGCGAACAAGCGAGCGAGCCTGAGCGTTTCCTCCAGGCCCTCGCCGAAGACAGTCTGCTTGCGCAGGATCTTCTTGACCAGGCCCGACTCCGCCGACTTGATCGCATCGCCGCTAGGCTCCTGGCCAGTCGGGATCAGGTAATGCTTGGGAGTGCGGGTGGTTACGGCGATGTGCTGGACCTTCTGGTCGATGGACTTGAGGTATCCGTCCAGCATCGTCTGCTCGAACTCGCCGAACTTGACCTCCGGGTTCTCGGCCTGCCAGAGCTTGTCCACTGCCGGATTGAAAGGCTCGACCGGGTTGCCCGCCGTGTCCTCCATGATCTTGAGACCGCTGACCCAGCGCTGCCGGTGCGCACCCATGTAGCCCGCCAGCTGCAGCAGGAACAGCATGCCGTTGATCTGATTCTGGACGTGGAAGACATCTGCAAGCTCCGACTCTCCCTCGCTCAAGAGCCTGGGCCGGTTGCGCAGCGGGACGATGGGGACGACCCCTATGGGGTTGGGCACCCACGAGCCTGGAATCTCGTCCCAGTCGGCTCCTGGCTGCCTCGTCGGCAAGAAGGAGCGCATGAACGACTGGCCGAAACCGGCGGCAGGCTTGTTGCCCAGGTCCGACTTGTACTTCCAGATCCCGTCCGGCAGGTAGACGTTGGCCCGGCGCAGACCGGCGTCCTCGTCGCGCCAGACCTTGAGCGCTGCCAGGCGGCGCTGGTAGTTGCTGCCAGGCTCGTAGGCGACAATCGTTTCTGTCGGATCCTCGACGCAGATCACCGGCGGTTCGCCGTCCTCGTCGCTCGACCACACCGACATGTAGCTCACGCCCTTGATCAGCGACTCCACGAAAGCAACCTGCGACTGCGAGTCCAGCTGATTCGCCTGCCAGATGTCCCAGGTCGCCTTGTCCGTCTCCTGGTCGGAGGTCGCCGACAGTCGGAAGCCCTCCACCTTCAGGCGCTCTTCCACGACATCGACCACCAGGCGCATGAAGTTGGCCTGGCTGTCCTTCAGCATGTTGACGAACTCGTTGCGCATCTTGGCCTCGTGGGCCTTGGTCAAGAACGGCATCGGATGGTCGCCGTTGTAATAGCCATCGAACTTCTTCAGTTCGATGGAGCGGGCTTCCAGGCGGCTCAGCAGCGTCCTAAGCCAGTTCTCTGAGATCGTGCTCACTCTCCGGCCCTCCTTCGGACTCGAAGCGCCCACACAGCCAGACGGCCGCATAGGGGCGCTCTGTGGTCACGGAGAGCCACGGGAGGCCACGACGATACCCTCACGAGAATCCCGCCACGCGGTACTGCGGCTCTTCCGGCTCCATCAGATCGGCGACGGCCTGGGTGTTCGCCATCGCGGCAGCGGTGAGCCAATCGATCACCCGCATAGCTTGCGCAAGCTCCGGCCCGCCACGAGTGGCCATGGGCCGGTCGAATCTCGTCTTGTCGCTGGGCAGCGGCCGGGCCACGGCGTTGAGCACGTGCCGTGTGCAGTCGGCGTCACCAGGGTGGTAGATGCTGCCCTCGCGGATGCCCTCCATCCAGCGCTCGTAGTCGAGCGCGGCGTGCGCGTTGGACTGGCCACGGTCGATCACCGTGCAGCCCAGATTCTCTGCCGCCCAGGCAGCCAGCTGCTCCGCCTTGATCGTGTCCATCACGAGCGTATGGATCGGGTTCCGGTCGTGCGTCTGGAGCAGTGCGTCCTCCACCTTGTGCGGGTCGAGCGACTGGCCCCCACCAGGAGGCACAAGGATCTCGCCCTTGCCGAACAAGCGGAAGCTCATGTCTCTCACCCACAGCGGAGCCAGAGCCGTGGTGTCGTTCTTCCATGCCACGTCCAGGCCGCAGTAGATCGGCACGCCGACCGGGATCTCGATGCTCGTCACCTGGTCGAACCATTCCTGCTCCAGGATGGCCGCGTTGATGTCGCGGGTGGCGATGTTGCAGGTGAACCGCTTCCAGTGCGAGATCGTCATCGTCGGAGACTTGCGCTTGCGCTTGAGGCTCGTGAGCGTGATGCCGGAGAACGGATTGGCGAGCTTCACATTCTTCATGTCTTCGACATCGGACTCCGGCGGGCACGCATACTCGTGCAGGACGACATCCTTGGACGCCGCCCGCAGATAGCCAGGCTCGTCGGTCTTGCGGTCGGTCGCCGTCTGGCGGATCCGCGCCCGCGTAAGCTCGAAGTCGGAGCCAGGATCACCGGCGGTCGAGATCCCTGCCACCTGGCCTCCCCTCTTCTCGGTCTTGCCGACCCAGGTGCGGTAGAGCCTCAGGTCTCTGGCCCGGTGTAGCTCATCGATCAGCGCCAGCGTAAAGATGACGCCGTCGCCGGTGCGGTCGTCGGCCGAGAAGATCTGTGCTCGCGACGACATCGAGTCGCACTTGATCTGGCGCTGGCCCTCGTGACACTTGAACAGATCCCACAGGGCTGGTGACGACTCCACCATGACCTGCATCTGCAGATACATCTCGAACGCTTGGTCGCGAGATGCAGCCGCAATCGGGACTCGTCCTAGCCGCCGGAACTGGCAGTGATACAGCGCGATCCCGCCCAGCGTCGTCGTCTTCGTGTTCCCCTCGCCGATCAGGAGCCAAAGCTCGCGGAAGCCGGAGAACAGGTCGGCGATGAAGCGCTTATGGAACCGCTCCAGCTTCCAGGGCTTGCCGTTGTCCAAGATCACTCCGGACGCCCACTTCTCGAAGTGCTCGACGGTGAAGGGCTTGTACCGCTGCCTGGCCACGACCTTGGCGCACCCGCCCTCGCCGCAGACCTTCACGTCGCGCTTCCGGGCGAAGAACTCGTCGCCGCAGACCGTGCACTGGCAGCGGAAGCCCTGGTCGGTGACGACGCGCTGCTTGTCGTAGTGACGCTTCGCCTTGGCGCGGTTCTTCTGGCGCTGCTCGTCCAGGCTTAGGACGGTCACGAGCGCCTCATGTTAAGACATTCACGCAACCTACTCGAAGGCCCCATGGAATGGGTTCCGTGTGCTTTAATACGGGTATGAGCTTGAACCCCAGCAACCAGGAGGCTCCCATGCCCCGCACGACCAAGATCAACCTCGATCATCGCGCCGAAGTCGTCAGCCGCATGCTGAATGGCCTGCGCATCGACGTCGAAGGCCGGAACGGCTACACCGCGCTTGAACTCTGCGACGCGTTCGGCGTCGTCAAGACGCTCAAGATCGGCACCAAGACTGAGTGCTACGACCACCTCGCCGCCATGATCCAGGCCCTCGAAATCGTCAACCGCTCCAGCAACGAAAGCTAAGGAGGAACCATGCCCCAGCTTTACATCGACGGTCCCGAGGTCAACGCCCACACGGCCGATCACCTCGGCAGCATCATCGCCGCGCTCCAGGAGTCCGGCTGGTCCGCCGAGTCCCTCGTGGACGAGGCCACCAAGCGGATGGAAGGCTCGATCATGATGACCGACGCCCTCGACCCGCAGTCCACCACGACCGTGGCCGACGCGATCACTGCCTACCTCGGCTCCGACGCCCTCAAGTGGGTCGTGTGGCCGTCGGTTACCCCAGCTGACGAGGACAGCGAGGTCGGCTCCGACGCCGACGCCCTCGCGCTGGCCATGTATCGCGGCTACATCAAGTGGCACGAGGTCGCCGACGCGATCTACTGGACCGCCTACGTCGGTCTCGACCTCGATGACCTGCGCGAGTCGGCCGCTGAGCTTCGCGGTCTGCGCTCGAAGATCCGCCGCCCGTAAGTCTCCCTCGCTGGGGGAACGTCCTGGGGCCTCTCCGGAGGCCTCAGGCATGTTTGGGTTGGTCAACCTCTCGCTCGCGACGAAGGCGCGGGCTCTTTC